GCTTCTTTGATCTGTCTATCTTTAAAATCTTTGATGCGCTTTTGACGTTCCGCTAGTATGCCTTTCCAGCAGCCCGCGCCGAAACGCATGTCCACCATAACTGATACGTCGTAAAGCATTTCGGAAGCGAGCTTTGCATCTACAGTTTCACGAGCGATTGCGCCGATAGAGAACTGACCAGGAGCCATCTTTGATTGCTTGTTGACCTTGCTTTGCCCGACAAACAAGTTATCGATATGCTCCGCAATCTCACCAATATCCTTGGCTGTAGATATATTTTCTTTGATGAACGAAACGGATGCGCGGATCATAGCAATTCCCGCAGCTGCTTCGCCGATGCCCAATCCTAGCATTGGTCCCCCAGGTTAATTTAATGTATTTGAAATAAAACTGATATGAGCATGGTAATCACAGACCCCATGCCTAAAAGCAATACAAGCTCCAACCGACGTAAGCGAAAAAAGATTTCCTTATACTGAATATGATTGGTTGTTTCTATTTTTGTTATGCGTTCCAATAGCTTCGTCATTAGCTAGGCTTTGTAATCTTCTGACTACCGCTTACAGATACATTGCCATTAGAAAAAGTAATATCTTTTGCGTCATTAGAAGAATATGTTTGTGGAATATTTCTTAGATTACTTCGGTAAGTTGTATATTCTTGTTTCTTATCACTAGCCAAAGGACTATCAGGCATCACAGTCCAATCAGTATCAGTAAGCAATAGAGAACGTTCTTCTCGAACTCTAACCCAATTATTCTGCCATGCTGTTTCCGCGTTTGTTACCTCTGTATCATATGCAGTTTTGAGAGCAGTCCATTTATCTTTTACTGCTTTTATCTCTGTTGATGTTGCTGTGCGATTGTCACCAGATATCGGCTCTACTTCACCAGCACTATCATTGATTTGGATTGCATGAATATCAGAATAATCATTTACCCATGTATCATCACTTGGAATAAAATATGTAACACTATCTTTTGTTACTGCTTTGTCTCCAACAATTAATGCGTAATGTACCATATAAACCTCCTATGAAAATTGATACCAGCCAGTAGCTATGTATTTAGTTGTTGTATAGACTGGATTACCTCTATGTGTATGTGTCCAACCAGCTGGGAAATAACAAAGTCTTCCTTTCTTTGGTTGCACCTTAATACCGTATTCTAAAAATTCTGTTTCACCTTCGCCTTCAGGAATATCATTTAAGTATAAAGTCCAAGTCAATGTTCTGTTAACAATATGTGCAGCTCCACCTTGCTCTCCATGCCATGTATGAAAGCCACCTTTGGGGTCAGTTCTTTGCACTTTACTTACCCAAGACGTATGATTTTCCATACCAAAACTTGGAAATTGTTCAGCATACTGTGGTGTATACTCAGCCAACACATCGTGTATTTTACCGTGATAATCTAACGCACAAGTGTTAAAAAACAAACTTTCGTCTTTTCTATTTTGTAAACCACCATTACTTTGAGTACCATTCATGTAATGAACTTCTCTCTTTACACTATCTTGGTTTAATATTTCTTCAAATTTCTTAATAATTTCATCACATAAGTTGGTATGCTGTGTATCAAAACTAGCTACAAAATTTGCATCTGTTATCTTTTGATTGTCAAACATTATATCTCCTAAACTTTAATCATAAATTTTATGGCAACATAAGGTTGCAGAGTTGATAAAGAGCTACCAGAAAAACTACCTGATGGCGTAACTTCACTACCAGAGAAAGAACCAGATGGCGTTACAGATGAACCAGAAAAGTTACCAGTAGGTGTCACAGCAGAACCAGAAAAGTTTGCACTCATATTATGAGAGTGAGCACCACCACCGCCAGTATTAGCTGTACTATAATTGTTTGTAAAACCAAAATCTTGAGAGTTTGCTCGTATACCATTTTGTATACTGCCAGAATTACTATTCTTTTCAAAAAGTTGTGGTTCAACATGTGAGTGTGATGGCATTGTGCTTGTAGAGATTGTTGTATTGCCTGTACTTCCACCAACATTTCCAGAAGGAGTTATTGCACCAATAGTTAAGTTTCCAGCTGGAGTTAGAGCGCTTATTGATACTGAACCAGCTGGCGTAATAGCACCAATTGTAATTGACCCAGCTGGTGTAACGGCTGCTGCACCACCAGATGACGCAACTGCTTTAGTACCACTTACCCCAAGAGGAACTTTATCTTGTAAGTCTGGCAAGTTAAATGTTGATGAACCATCACCATTTCCATAGTCTGATGCTATGATTGCAAACAAAGCTGCATAAGTTGACCTTGATACAGCGGAACCATCACAGTTTAGATATCCAGATGGTAGAGTGCTATTACTCCAGGGCAATATTGTACCAACCTCAATCGAAACAATGTTAGTAAGACCTGACCCATTAAAGTTATATTTGACTGCTTCATATGTACTCATGTTTTATTTCTCCTGTAAAAGCCAGCCTTGCGCTGCATTAACATATACCAGGGCAAATCCAGCCCTTTCAGTAGCGACAGTCATGTCCGACGCATCGCCTTGAATTTTGTGTGAATTCCTCGCAACGGTTAGATTGTTTGTGTCGAAAGATGCTGTATGATCGATAAAACGTATTGTGTCGCCTATAGCAGCCGAACTAGGTAGCGTCGCTGTTATTGCTGCACTCGACGTATCGACAAAATACCCTCGACTAGCAGCAGCATTAAACGCACTAGTTTTGATTTCCCAGGTAATTCGCATCAGCGGAAATCCGCCAGCGGTACTCCCATCATGTACAACTAATGTTTCTTTATCTGTATCGACAGTAACTTCACGCTCTGCACCAGTGAAAGAACCATGCTGGGAAGTTGTGCCACCCCTTAATTTCAAAAGTTTTGCCATTATGCTATGCTCCCAAAGTCTATTGTTAAGTTGTCAGTATTGACTGTACCGTTTAAGTTAATCTCACCAGAACCATTTGGCGCGATAGTAATATCTCCGTTTGATGCGGATACAATTGAGTTGCCGTTTACATCCAAATTACCTCCAAGCTGGGGTGTGCTATCCACAGCTAATGAAGTCATCGCACCAGCAACGACTGGTATGAATGATGTGCCGTTAAAATACGCCAAGGCATTTGTCGAGGTATTGTAAAACAAATCCCCAGCGTCGTTGTTGGATGATGGGTTACTTGATCCTATTCTATAGCGATCAGCAAAATCATTAATTCCACTCAAGTTTGTCGCTACTGTATTAACATTTGATACTGCTCCAGCAACGCTTGCTATATTTGATACCACACCACTCGCATTGAGTGCTGCCATGTTTGTGATGTTTGTGGATGTTCCCAAGGCAGTTACGTTTGCTATCGCGTTGGCAACTGTGCTTATGCTATTACCTGATGATGTTGCGACAGAGTTTGCTATCGATCCTAAATCCTCTTGGGCAGTTATCTCGCCAGCAACAATGTTTATATTTGTTTGGCTTGAAGCAGAAGGTGCAGTTGATTGATACGACGATCCATTAAACGCCACAAGCTCATTGGAAGTCGTGTTGAAAAATAAATCACCAGCATCATTATCACTGCTTGGGTTTGACGATCCCACCCTGTAACGTTCCGCAAAACTATTTACTCCTGAAATATTCGATACGACTGTCGCAAGATTATTTACGTTTGTAGTTGTTGCCATAGTATTTAAGTCGCTAACAAAATCTGATGTGCCTAGTAAATTTAAATCGGTAACGATATCACTTGTGGCGAGAGTATTGATATCTGACACAATATCGCTGGTCGCAAGTGTGTTCAAATCGCTTACTATATCGGATGTGGCAAGCGTATTTATATCGCTTACAATGTCACTTGTGGCTAAAGTATTTAAATCAGAAACTATATCACTTGTAGCAAGTAGGTTTATATCATTGATAACATCTGTAACAGCAAGGGTATTTACGTCACTCACAAAGTCGCTAGTTACTAAAGACATTCCACTTGAAAAATCAGACGTAATTAACGATGCCTTTCCAGCTACCGTATTAATATTAGAAGCGTTTGACGCAACTGAGTTGATATTTGTTTGTTCTGAGCTTGTCGGCTTCACATCTTCCCATGCTGATCCCGTATAAATTTTTACGCCACTCGTCGTATTGAAATACAAATCACCAGTATCAAGATTTGATGAAGGATCAGAACTTGCAGCACCGTGATATTGCCCTTGGAACGTAGCAAGGCTTGTGGCAGCACTCGACGCACTGGTTGACGCTTCGCTTGCTTTTGTCGTTGCCGTTGCAGCACTGGACGCAGCTGCCGTGGCTGACGATGCAGCTGCCGTTGCACTGGTAGCTGCTGCGGTCGCACTTGTCGTTGCCGATGCTGCGTCGACGATTAGCGTATACTTTGCACTATTTGCATTGGTCGTGAGTGGTTGTGATCCCGAACTTGTATGCGCTGCGTTTACAATGAAGATGTTATTTGTGCTGGTATCCTTTACCAGATCACGCACAGCGTAGGCTGTACCACTGGCAAAATCGCCCTGGAACGTACCCAGTTCTTGTGTCACCGTGAGATTGCCCGAACTATCAAAGCTAAATACTTTGTTTGCGCGATCTGTTGCCGACAACGTAAATGTTGCTCCCGAAAACGTGTTACCCGTAGACGCTTTTATTGAGCGATCTACTTCCTCCTGGATCTGCTGCGTTACCATCGTTAGACGATCAAGGGCATCTTCATGTGCAGCTGCGGGGAACGGATCATTTTCTACATAGTCTGTACCTTGGGTAAGTGTTAGATTACGACGTATGATAACCGTGGTCCCACTAGCGGGTCTGTGATCTGTCGATGCGTCGTAGTGTGCATCAGATGATGTTCCAGTGTTAAACTTAAACAAGACGTTACCACCGTTCGCGTTACCCGCACCAGTCACGATGTAGTTTGTATTATTTGTTTGTACTGTTTCTACACCCGCGCTGGTTCGTACAATGACTTCTAGGTCGGCTGCTGCGAATATTCGAAACGTGTACGCAAAACTATGTTGCGTCCCGTTTGCCGATAGACTGACTTTAGTGGTGCTGCTTGATACTGTCATGGTGTGTCCCTATTCGATGCTTTGTAGTTCTTCGGCATATTCTTCGTTATGCTTGTCTAATCTTATTTTGTATTGCTTTCCTAGTTCTGTTCCGAAAAACAAACCGCTGTATCTGAACCCCGATAGATCAATTACACTATCTCTTGCTTTGTTGACGAGCATGTCGAATTCCTTTTTAATTTTTTGAAATGCCATACTGTTTCCACCTTCCATGTAGGCTTTTTTTCTTTTGTTATATCGATCAATATTGCTCTTATCGCTTGCCCATTCTTTGAAAAATTCAAGTGTTTGGTGTCCCATTAATCGATACATCAAATCACGTTCTTCGTTTTCCAGGGCAACATCGGGGTGTATGTCTTTGGGAAGTCTGCTGGGTCCATAACCAACAAGAGAAAATTCTTTGTCGAATATGTACGCAGTCTTAACATTTTCTTCACTATTGATATTGAACGTACTGCCTTCAATCGTAACGTTATTTTTTTCAACAGAAGTCAAATTTGGACCTACAGTATTCATATACACTGGCGACATTACGTCTGGACCTAATGCACTGTCGCCCATCAAAGCTTGACCCCAAATATCTCTTTTTGGCGGGATTGTGCTAGATAAACCTGGTATCTGACTTTTTATACTTTCTATGATACTTCGCGCATCCCGCACTGTCGGATCCATCATGCGTTCGCCTTGCGCTATAGCACGAGGAACAATGCTTCGTGCAAAATTTTTGATAGTGCGACCCGTAAACCGCTGTGGATCTTGCAGTACCGAAACAAGATTACTAAAGCCTTGCATAAAAGTTTTGTCTGTCAGCTGGTTTGCAACCGATAATGTCAGTGCTTGGGCAATTTCGAAGCCATCAGCGTTACTTGTATCATAAACCATAAGCGTTTCAGCACCGTCCGCTACCATTGAGATAACTGACGAAAAAGGTTCTGCGCCTATATAACTATAGTATGTATCGCCTATTCGTATGCTGTACGGTCGCCAACCTTGCCGTCTTAGCGATGCGTTATGTTCCTTATCTGCTGGACCAGCACCCGTAATACGACCTTGCGAAGCATACATAATTACCAACGCAGTCGTCATAGCACCTAATGATTGCCTGGCTATTGCCATGTCGCTTGCTGCTTTTTGTTGCGCTGTTGCGTTTGGTCGTGATCCCGCAGCTATTGTTTCGCGTAAGTTTGCGCTGGCTAATCCTAGTGCAGATCTTTCCGTGAACGCATACTTAAACGCATTATAAGGGGTTTTGAAAAACGGTATAAAAAACCGTGAGATAGGACCGTTACGTAAACCCTTTAGCTT